AGGCTGGAATTATAAAGAATACCCGAACACCGTTGGCGATTGGGGTTGTTCAAATCAATGGCTGGAGGAACACAATTTCACGGAATACGATTTGCTTTTGTTTACGCATGATGACAATTTTATTCACAACTACAAATGGTTTGGTAACATCATTCACTTTATAGGAGAACACTGGGAAATACTTTCTAATTCATGCGGTGACCCTGTTGGTTGGCTTCGGGGAAGTTGCGAGTTCTTTAAACCTTCTTTACTTCAAAAGATTGGAGGCAAGTTTGATTTATCATTGGTGACCTTGAATAGGGAAGAAGAAGTTTATTCCCCTGATAAATGGGTGGATATCTTTGATTGGAACAATACGGTACACCCGTTGATGAAATTTATATCGGATAACAAGATAGTAGTTGGGCATCTGTCAAATACTTACAGACATTCAATGTTTGTGTCTGAAGGGGAACGCGGATTTATTTCCCCAATTTTAAAAAAATAATATTATATTTGTATAAATATTTAAAAAAAATGAACACAACAAAACCTCAAGAAATGTACGGGGTAACCTTTAGAAACAAGGTTATAAGAGAAAGGCTGCTTGACATTCAATTTGATTTATGGAAGGCAACAGGAAAAAAGCATTCAATGGAAGCGGTGCTTGAAGTTTTATTGGATACCTACAAAATTAAAAATAAATGAGGATTGGCATTGTTTGTAATTTAAGCAGCCCAACTACGGACTACTATCGCACGGTAAACCCATTTATTAGGCTTCGGGATATTTTCCCTCAGTATGCCATTAAAATGATTAACCCTGATATCGTTAAGTGGTATGATTTTTATGACGTCGATGTTGTTATCTTCCAGCGTGCCAATGGTAACGATTTACTTGGCATGATTAACGAGGTAAAACGAATGGGTAAGAAGATTATCTTAGACCATGACGACCTATTACACGAGGTAAGCCCAGCGAATCCAGCAAGCCAACATTTTAACAAGCCTCAGGTAAAGGAGTCTGTCGAAAAGGCGTTTAAATATGCTGATTGGGTGATGACCTCAACCCCGTACCTAAAAGAATTTTACTCCCAGTTTTTTGATAAAGACAAAATTACCGTTGTTCCCAACGCCATTGACTTTACCGTTACACCGATGCAGCCTGTAAAAAGGGATAAGTTAATGGACGCAAAGAAACGAGTTATGTGGCGCGGAAGTCAGACGCACCTTGAAGACCTTGCAACGGTTAAAAACTTTTGGATTGAGTTACAGAAAAACGATAAGGTTGAATTAGGAATGGTTGGTTTAGCCGATTGGCTCGGTAAAACATTATATCCTAAGGCAATTATTGTACCGTGGAATAATTCCTTGTTTCAGTATTTTGAAATGGTTAAACACTCAGCGCCACATTATGGCGTATTTCCATTGACGATTGACAATTTTAATCAAGCAAAGTCAAATAATTTTGCAATGGAAATGTTGGTTGCTGGTTGTATTTCATACGCACCAGAGGAAATCAAGGAATTTAACATTGCTGGTGTGAGGACTTACAAGAACGAATTAGATTTAATCCACAAATTTACTAAGGCTTTAGACAAAGATGATGCGTACTTTGTTGACTTAGAGGCTGGACGCAAATGGCTAAAGGAAGAAAGGGATTTGGTTAAGGTAAATGAATTAAGGATAAACGTATTAAACGCTATATGAAATTAAAGGAGATAAAACCAAACCCAAACAACCCACGGGTTCTCAGGGATGACAAGTTTCAAAAGCTAAAGCAAAGTATCACGGAGTTTCCAAAGATGCTTTCCCTACGCCCTATGGTCATTGATGAAAATAACGTGGTGCTTGGAGGTAACATGAGGCTAAGGGCTTTACAGGAACTTGGATTTACTGACATAGACGAGGGATGGGTAAAACGAAGCAGCGATTTAACCGAGGAAGAAAAGAAGCGGTTTATCATTGCGGATAATGTAGCTTTCGGTGAATGGGACTGGGACACTTTGGCGAACGATTGGGAGGTTGTGGACTTGGAGGCGTGGGGATTGGATATACCGCAGTTTGACACGGTGGAGGAATTAGAGGCAAGTGAGGACGATTACGAAGTCCCTGAGGGAGGCATTGAAACGGATATTGTCATTGGTGACTTGTTTGAGATTGGGGAACATAGGTTGCTTTGTGGGGATAGTACTCAAACAGATACTTACGAAAAATTAATGCAAGGTGAGCTTGCAGATATGGTTGTAACCGACCCACCTTATAATGTATCTTATGAAGGAGGAACAAAAGAAAAGTTAACCATTGAAAACGACTCAATGAGTAATGATGACTTTTATAAATTCCTTTATGATTTTTATACCGCCCTTACAACTGCAGTAAAAAAAGGAGGTGCAATCTATGTTTGGCACGCATCATCTGAAATTATTAACTTTGGTAAAGCAATGGTTGATGCTGGTTGGTTACTTAAGCAACAATTAATATGGGTTAAGAATAGCATGGTTATGGGGAGGCAAGATTATCAATGGAAACACGAGCCATGTTTATACGGTTGGTTAAAAGGCGATTCTCATAAATGGTATTCTGATAGAAAACAAACAACTATAATTAATTTTGATAGACCAAACAGAAATTCAGAACATCCAACAATGAAGCCAGTTGGTTTATTTGCTTATCAAATTGGAAACTCTTCTAAAGTTGGTGATATTGTAATTGATGCATTTGCTGGAAGCGGAACTACGATGGTGGCTTGCCAAGAATTAAAAAGAAAATCAAGATTAATTGAGTACGACCCAAGATACTGTCAAGTCATCATTGACAGGATGCGTAAGCTTGATTCATCATTGATTATTAAGCGTAATGGCGTGGAATTAAAAACAACGAAATAACAACGATATGGGAGGAAGAGGAAAGATTGAACCACGTTGGAAGAAAGGAGAGACAGGCAACCCCAACGGACGCCCAAAGAAACTCCCAGCCCTTGACTTGATAATGGCTAATGTAATGGGACAGGAAAAGGACGGTATAACCGCAGCCGAAGCCATTATCATGAAGCTAAGGGAACAGGCGGCAAAGGGTGACATTAAGGCGGCTCAATTGCTCCTTGACCGTGCTTACGGGAAAAGCAAGCAGAACATTGACATAACGACTCAGGGTGAAAAGGTCACCGTGCCAACGATAATATTTACAAAGGATGCAGATAAAGGTTAGTGAAAAGTATGAAGCCCTTTGGCAACCGAAAACCCGTTATTTCCTCATCACTGGTGGGCGTGGTTCGGCGAAGTCATTCACCGTGGGGCTTTGGGCTTGTAATATGCTTTTGGCAAACAAAGGCTGGAAGATTCTTTTCACGCGTTACACCCTTTCATCGGCTAATATTTCCGTTATACCTGAGTTCCGTGAAAAGATTGACTTACTTGGCGTGGGTGATGAATTTCAAATGACCAACGCGCAAATAAGCCACAAAGCAACAGGCAGCGAAATAATATTCTCAGGCATCAAGACAAGTTCTGGAAACCAGACGGCAAAATTAAAATCGATACCAGCGTTAAACGTGTTCATCGTTGATGAGGCTGAAGAGTTTGTAAGCGAAAAGGACTTTGATACCATTGATGAATCAATACGTATGCCTGACACCCCAAACATTGTAATACTTGTCATGAACCCTCAGGACGTGGAACATTGGATTTGGAAGCGGTGGTTTGAAAAGTCCCATCGCATGGAAACGATTGACGGGCAAATGATACCGATAAGCACGCACGCAGATATAACGCACATACATACAACGTACTTTGATAATTACCACAACCTAAGCAAAGACTACATCGCAAAGATTGAAGCCATTAAAACGAAGTCACCTGAGGCATACGCGCATAGGTTCTTGGGAAAATGGCTGGATAGGAAACAAGGGGTAATATTTGACAACTGGGTTGAGGGTGAGTTCGATATTAGCCTACCTTTTGGTTACGGCTTAGACTTTGGTTTTTACCCTGACCCGTTGGCATTGGTTAAAGTGGCGGTTGACAAAGGGGCAAAGAAAATATACGTTGAGGAAGTGATATATAAACAATCGCTTTCATACGAGGCGGTCATTGAGCAAATGAATCATTATGTTAGTCCCAACGCTTTGATAATCGCAGACACAAGTGAACCACGTTTGATTGAGGCTTTGCAGCAACGGGGTTTAAATGTACAAAAGGCGGACAAAGGGGCTGGGTCAATCGTGGAAGGAATAAAGAAAATGTTGGATTATCAAATCATTGTGACACCTGAGTCGTATAACTTGAAGCATGAGTTAAGGAATTACATTTGGAACGACCGCAAATCTTCTACGCCCTTAGACGCGGATAATCATGGGTGTGATTCCCTTAGATATATATTTTCAAGGCTTGCGCAAGGCAGCGATTTACTTGCATTTAATTAAAATAAAGAAACATGACAGATAAAGAAAAGGCGATAATTATCATTGACTTAATCGAAAAGGTTACGCAAGAAATCATTGATAAGCCAATGCAAAGAAAGAAATACTTGCAAATGCGTGGACACCTTGAAAAAGCCGTAAAGCTTACAGGGAATGGAATCAAAAGGGAATGGTCACGACCGCCCAGCCTTCCGATTGTCAGCCATGCCAAAGCAGAACCGATTCCTTTTATACCTACAACAACCGAAACCAATGGCGATTTATTGGCTGATAACATTCCCGTGATAACCAAAAAAGCAAGAAGAAGATAATGGTAATATTTAACATAGGTAATAAGCAAATCAAGTATAATTATCCCGAAACGGCTGAGGATATAACATTGGAACAATACATCTACTTTGCCAAGTTCCTTTTGCCTGAGCATCCTAAAACAGAACTTGAAGCCATTCAATATATGAATGATAGGGACGCGCTTTATAAAAAAATATTACCGTATGCAAAGAAGTTAAAGGTTAAGGTAACAGGCTTTGAACAACTGTATGTTATTTTGAAACTTGAATACACATTGGAACGGGAAGAGGTAAAGGATAACGTACGTCGTTTCCTTCCGCCTTTAATCAGCCAATGGCGAAGCAATGACGAGCAACTAACCCAACGGTTGGAAATCATGGACGAGGTCTGGGAGGCAAAAGAAAGATACCCATACATGGCAAAGGTGGTAAACTATTTTACAGGCATTCCCCTTGACGCTTGCTTTGGAAAGGTAGCGGATAGCTTGGAGTTAAAATACCTTGTTTACATTTACGGAAAGATAATGAACGCCATCAATACACCAGCAGAAACCAAATATAAGCAACTGTACGATTTTAACGGTAAGGTTTACACCCTTCCAGAAAGGTTAATGGAAAAGTCAACGCTGCTTGAATTTACTATGGCGGCTCAGTACGACAAGGCGATGAACCAAGTTAAGAACGGTGACCCTGAGGGATTGCTAAACATTATGGCAGTATTATTAAAACCATTGGGCGAAGATTATTCAGACGAACTCTTTGAGCAAAACAAGGTAGACTTTTTACAAATGTCCTTGCAGACATCTTATGAGGTTGCTTTTTTTTTGACCAAGTTAAGCGAGAAATATACCTTAGATTTGCAGACCTCTATGCTTCAAAGGGCGATGGAAAATCTCAATTAGCAAGTGAAAGGCTCAATGAAAAATACGGTTGGTATCTGACAATTAAGAAAGTAGCGGAGTCTGGATTGTTTAATTTAACAGGATTTACACCGATGGAATCAGCAGAAAAAGCAAAATTATACCAAGTGTTCCAATACCTTGCAAGCAAAGCGGCAGAAGAAAAGGTAATCGATGATATATCTAAAAGCAAAAAATGAGTTTACTTCAATTAGCAAATATATTCGAAGCAGCCACCGACGCCGTAAACGGGTTAAACGGTTTTTCTTTTGGCTGGGCATCAGACCGCGTCCGTTCTCAAATATATACGGAAGAAGGCGAAAATAATACAAACATATTTCCACGGGTATTCTTTGCCGTGCCAACCTTAACCAATAACCCAGTCACTCGAAGGGACACCTATCAAGTGACTTTGTTTTTTGATGACCTTTTAGGCTACGATGAAAACGGGGACGTTGATACAACTTTACAAATAACCAAATGGTCAAACCTTATAGCTTTTGCAGAAAAGTTTATTTTAGAACTGGGTACAACGAAAACAACCAATAGCATTCCAGACCAAGTAAATCTTGTTTTGGATTCCTTTACATCAATACAAAGGTTAATCACGGTACAGGCTACTTTTAGTATTTCAATCAAAAGCGAATGTTAGAAGGATTACAAAAACTTGCGGACGATATAAGTGCCTTAGCCATTGAGGTCATTGCGATGGAATGGAGGGCACAGGGGCATGAGTTATCAGGGTCAGCAGTAAAGCAAATGGAAACCCTTGTAAAGTTTGAAATTAATACGCTTGTCATTGAGGGGCTTGTTCCTGATTACATGGCGATAAATAATGAAGGTGTGCCCTCAAACAAGATACCATATTACCCAAACAGCGGAAGAAAAACAAGTAAGTACATTGACGGCTTAATTGATTATGTTAAAAGAAGAATGGGGAAAAGCGACAAAGAGGCTAAGGGTATTGCTTTTGCGATTGCATCAAAGCATAAATTAGAAGGAATGCCTACCAAAAATAGTGTTATAAAGCATTCAAAGACTGGGCGACGTACGGGTTTTATAGAAATAGCATTAT